GTTCAACACCGCAGCATTTCCTAATCGGCTCTCCAAGAATGCGACCCGTTATCCGCATCGTCTTTCCACAACTACCGCACTTCATCCAATCACCAGCCAATCATTCTTCTCAACCGCTGTATCACAACCGCCTGCCTTCCATCCACACATGCTGGCGCTCCATGAGAAGTGATAGACAATCACCTTGTGTCCACAGTGTGGACACTGGATACATTTACCGTTCTTCCCTGCTCTTGTATTCTTGTTCACGTTCATTTTTTTCGCCTCTGAACCCTGCGACTACTGTTATAGTTATTAATACTGCCCTCAGAAGTATCGCGACCTCTGGCTTCTGGGGCTGCGCCCCAGAACCCACACCGCCTCCCGCGCCGTACCTGTTCAAGCCCACATTAGCCACCGGGTATCAAGATTCTCTAGTGTTTTGACTGAATTCGGACCTCAGAGGTAGGTATATGGACGGTACGCGGGTGGTACGCATACATGGTATCCCCAGACATGCTGATATTGACCACTTTGATGACGATTAACCTGATTTTCTTGGCTGGTTTTGCCTTCTGGATCAGAATTTACCTCGAACAATCGCTTCTCGACATAGATGAGAAACTCGCACTAGCGATTCAAGCCCTCATTGACAAGATGATGTCCGGTGGACTAGCAGAATTTGAGCCGCCGAACCCGATACAAGGCGCGATAGCCCAGTTAATTCAAGGAATGGCGCAGCAGAAGATGAATACCTTCGATGCAAACATATCAGAACGCGGTGCGAATGGTCAATTTACTGGCGCGACAGATATTGAGTGAAGTTAATTACCGAGGTTGCGCGTAATTCACCTTATGGCACGTAGAAGGAAAGCACGACGCCGAAGAAGCCCTAAAACAATGAGTTTGATTAATCTCGCTGAATCGTACGCATACGCAACCACGATCACCAGTGGTGTGTTTGGTAATTCCCCGGTCGGATTACTCGGATTTGGTGACGCTGGAGTAGGCTCAACCGCCATGACCACCACTAACGGCGGGCTGACGCTACAGTCAATCATCAGCGAACCCGGGACATCCTTCGATAGCATGCAAGCAAACTTCACGGCGAACTACCAAGCCATGGCCGTACAGGCAATAGGCATCGGTTTGACCTTCAAATTCGCCAAGAAACTACTACGGAAGCCTATCAGTAATGTCAACAGGAACCTAATGAAGCCTCTTGGCATTGGAGTGAGGATCTGATCCTATGGCAACCAACACAGTTAACGGAGTTCTCGTCTGTTCCGATGGAACAAACATTCCCTTGAAGGAAGAATTGGCCGAGGGAACAGAATCAGATTTGAAAACTGATACTGTCTATACGGTCAGCGCAATGAATGTCGGAGATTATGCACCCGGGAAGACCGTCGTCTCAGCCCTAGTATCATGCGACAACGGCGTTGGGTTCTCCTACATACTCTCGCAGGGCCTTGTGGCTGCAATCATCCCTTGGAGTGTCAAGGGAGCCGTCTCTGACGGAACACCTGCGCTCTGCCAACCTTACACTTTGAAGGCTGGAGATATCGTTCGGTGCATGAACAACACCGCAGCAGATCGGGAGGCCGCCATAGCCTGCTACACTGCAAGCGGAGTTTCAAGAATTTTCAAAGTCACTCCTACCGGTGGAGCAACTAACGAGCTAGTCGATCTCCAAACTGGCAACTCGATAGGCGATACTCTCCAAGGTCAGCGAATCACAAAGTGGTTTGGAACATCTGTGGACGGCAACAAGATTGAGACGCAGGGCTTCTATGTTGTCGATGCACTTGGCAACGTCGTCGGCTCTTGCAGCGCAACGAACCCGATTGTTCAACAACCGCTCTTCTCTTTCGCCGCAACAAACATCGCATTGAATTACAAGGCTCAATTCTTGACAAACGCCTGAGTGTGATTGAATGGCGCGAATGACCAAAGCGGCAGGACGCCGAAGAATGGCGGAGATCCTGAGCAAAGCCAAGAAACTCTACATGAGGGACTTCATTTCAACCAAGGACCTCGAGGCCATCGAGAGAATAGTCAAACTACGATCCAAGCAATGCAGATGAGGTGTCCGCATTGGTCCAAGTTGGCAGTCCGCAATTACCCGGATATGGGGGCCAAGCAGCACCGAAACCCGGCTATGGCACGGAGCCAGAGAGCGTTTACGAGAAGCCAATAGGGAATGGCAATGGCAACGGGGCAGGTCCGGGGCCGTTTGACCCCCGAGGAGCCTTTCAAGTGCCCAATAACTTCTGGGGATTTGTCATGTTGATGATGGGGTTGAAGTCGTAATGCCCGAATCTGTCTCCCCGCGCGTGTATAAATTACTCAAGAACATAGATTTAGAGAACGTAACCAATGCTCAAGTTACCTCTGTCGGTGACCCAATCACGATTGAAGAACTCAACAGAGAAGAATGTATTCGGCTCATCATTGTGAATCTCGCTAGATTGTCGGTCAAATCCGAATGGAACGGGCTGTTAGCATGAGAGCGGAGGATCGTAAGCCGTCAAAGAGGGTCTTTCCTCTGCTTCAGAACCTAGATCTAGACAATGTTACATTTGCTCAGGTGCAAGGGACAGGTAATCCGATCAGCATCGAGGACATGAATGAGCAGGAAATGATTGACCTGATTATCGTCAACCTCGCTAGACTCTGCGTTAGTGGCGAGTGGACGGGGCTTCTTGAGGCAGGGGGCGCTACGATCTCAGCAACGGCGATGAAGGCTCAGGGGTACAACTCGACTAGGGATCAGTACGTCCTAGGCAATGGCGTTGTATGGGGAGCCACAGCAGCAAGCACTGACGTAGGATCAGAACTCTCTTCGAACTACACAGTGTACCGTCCTTTCATCGCGCCAAACTCCGCAGCGATAGTCGACGTAAGTATGTGGGTCAACACGGCAGACTCTGGGCAAGTAGTAGAGTTCGGGATCTGGGCTAACGACGACGACACCGGATTGCCTACCGGGGACGCCCTGACTCACTGCGATCTATCTCTAGGGGCTACAGGCCTTGTCACCCAAGACAGTCTGACCGGGACCGCCACTCTAGTCAGAGGAACTCAATATTGGTTCGGGTACGTCTCAGATGCAGCCGACACAACTGGACGGATCAACGGATTCGATGTCGCGACTATTCCCTCCATCGGTGCGATGGCTCAGAACCCACTGCAACAGCGCACGATGATTTACGATGGCGGCGGTACAGCAAATCAACTTGACACTACGGTGACAACTACGACTTCTGCTTGGGTAGCAGTTCAGTACGATGTCGGGGCTTTTTCGGTGACGTTCGCATGAATCGCAGTTACACGAAGTACCATGGTGCAGAGGTCATCGAGCAGGGCTCGTTCGATGTCACATGGGAGGAAGTCCGTATTCAGCGCGATGCTGCTCTGGCCGCCTGCGACTGGCGAGCCGTCAAGGACAGAGTCCTGCCTAACGCTTGGAAGGAGTTTCGGGATTTGTTGAGAACGCTCCCCCAACGATTTGACGATCCAAACGATGCCGCAGATAACTGGCCCGAAGCACCGGAGTGATCCGATGTCGAAGAACAAACCGAAAGAGACAATCGAGTATGTCATTCGATTGCAGGACAAAGAGCGGAAAATCCTAGACACTTTCGTCACCGCCTATATGGCGGGAAGGGGCTTAGAAGGGACGGGTGCAGTGTTGGAAGGGTTAGGAATCCCAAAGATGGCAGAGAACATGGACGACCCGTTAGAGATGGTTAAAATATTCTATTCCATTGCCATGGTGATGGAATTTCTAGGAATTGAGACTGGACTCCCAACCCCCATCGACGCCGTAGATTATTTTGACCAACTAAAAAAGCACACGGAAGAAACTTATGGCGAGGCAGGTCGAGATTCAAAATGGTGGAATCCTGCCTCATGGCAAATATTCGACTTCATAGGAGACCTCCAAGCCGATGTATTGGGAGTTGACAGAGATAATCCCCCTTTCTAAGTCCCTCTCTACCCCCTACTTGAAGGGTCATTTCTGCCTAAACTGGCCCGTCCCACATATAAAGGAATGAGGAACTGCGCCTCATTCGTATGCCCTCTCCCAAATTCTCAGGGCCTTGTCTAGTTCTAGTTTCTCATCAAGGAGTTTGTTGTATCTCTCAACCCATCCTGCATGCTCGATGATCACAGAGGATAGCCAAGCGGAGCGACCATCCTCACCTCGAGAGGCGCACCTAACTGGGATTCTTTCCCAGATGGCAAAGGCAGTATCAGACAGACTGGCATTCATTCCGGGCATCAACGATACCCCACAACAAACTCATCCTGATTACAATCAGGACAACTCA